CTATTGGTGGTCAAGCAAAAGCTGGTAATGCTCCTCAAATGTGGAGCTACACATCAACTGATGCTAAAACAGCTATTGACGCAGAAGGATACTTCAATGATGTATCTGGATTGTTAAAAGTTGGGGATATAATTTATATCCATGGCGATACTGGTGGAACAGCGACTTTTTCGTTACACCCAGTAGTTAGCAACACCGGTGGTGTTGTTGATATTGGTGATGGTACAGCTATATCTGCTACTGATAGCGACTAATCAACAAAACATGGGGAGGCCTTCAAAAGAGGCCTCTTCATTTATTGAGGCAATACTATGGCAAGTGGAGATACAAAAGTAACTATCGTAAACCAAGCATTAGTATTATTAGGATCTGATACAATCTCATCATTTTCTGATACTACTAACGATGCTGCAAGAGTGGCTAATAGTATTTATGAAACAATCAAAGGAAAAACTTTATCATTATATCCATGGTCTTTTGCTTTAGTAAAAGAACAACTAGCAAGATCATCATCAACTCCAGTCAATGAATGGACTTACTTATACCCTTTACCATCAACTGCTGTAAGTGGTACAGCTTTACAAGTTTATAATTCAAGCTCAACTAGAGTGCTGCCAATCCAAAACTATGAATTAGTTTATACAAGTTCTGGTCCGGCAATAGCAACTAATGAGGAGAATATTTATATAGATTATATATCAAGTGTCGTATCCGAAGGCTTGATGCCTAATTATTTTGTACAGCTTTTAGTTTACATGTTAGCCTGGCATTTAGCTGAACCAGTATGTAATATAGATGGTAGAGGTAAACCAAATTATGCAATAGTAGATTTCCCATTGACAGATGTTAGATGAGCAGAGCTGTAACTATACAATCAAACTTTACTACCGGTGAGGTAGATCCATTATTAAAATCAAGAATAGACATCAATCAATATTACAATGCATTAGATCAAGCTCGTAATGTACTTATCCAACCACAGGGTGGTATAGAAAGGAGACCTGGCTTACAATTTTTATTTGAGGTACCAAGTGCTGCTAATCCACAAAATGGAATGAAACTTGTACCTTTTGAATTTTCTACAACACAAAGTTATATGCTTTTGTTTGTACATAATAGAATTTATATTTTTAAAGATAAAGAATTAGTAACTAATATAAACTCAAGTGGTAATGATTATTTAACAACAACAATAGGATCTACTACACTTTCAACATTAGATCATACACAATCAGCTGATACTTTAATTTTAGTACAAGAAGATATGGCTCCAAAACAATTAGTAAGAGGTGCATCTCATTCTAGTTGGACTATAACTGATATTACATTTGACCATATACCAAATCATGCATTTACTATTTCAACAACTACAATCAATCAAACAATAACTCCATCAGCTGTTGATGGTAATATTACTCTTACTGCTGGAGGATCTTTCTTTACATCAAGTCATGTAGATCAATATGTAGAAACTAATGATGGTTTAGGAAGAGCAAGAATAACTAGATTTGTTTCTAATACATCAGTAGAGGCAATAGTAGAAATACCTTTCTTTAATACAAGTGCAATAGCATCTGGTTCAACTTTTTTAGAAAGTGGTTACGAGGCATCTTGGTCTAGTACAAAAGGTTATCCAAGAACAACTACATTCCATGAAGGTAGATTATATTTTGGTGGTGTTAAATCAAGACCAAATACAATCTTTGGTTCAAGAGTTGCAAGGTTCTTTGATTTCAATCCTGGTGAGGCTTTAGATGATGATGCTATTGATGTAACAATATCTACTGATAGTACCAATGCAATTACAGGAATGTTTTCTGGTAGAGACTTACAGATCTTTACAAAAGGTGGAGAGTTCTTTCTACCTCAATCTACTTTAGATCCTATTACACCTACTAATGTTGTTATCAATGGTGCAACAAGAAGAGGATCCAAAGAAGGTATCAAACCAGTTGGTGCTGAAAGTGGAACATTATTTATTCAAAGAGCTGGCAAATCATTAAGAGAGTTTTTATTTAGTGATGTAGAGCTGTCATACATATCCAACAACATATCATTATTATCATCGCACTTACTGAAATCTCCATCAGATATGGCTTTGCGTAAAGCAACATCAACTACTGATGGGGATCTTCTTTTGATTGTAAATGATACTGATGGATCTCTTGCATCTTATTCTATCTTAAGAGGTCAGAATGTTATTGCTCCAAGTTTAAGTACAACTGATGGTACTTTTGTAAATGTAGGAGTAGATGTAGATCAAATCTATTTTGTAGTAAAAAGAACAATCAGCAGCTCAACAAAGTATTATGTAGAATGTTTTAATGATGACAATACTACTGATAGTGCAAAACTATTAAGTGGTGGCAGCAAACCATCAACTACTACTGTAACTGGACTATCACATCTTGAAGGTAAAACTGTTAAGGTTATTGCAGATGATAGTATGCAAAATGATAAGGTAGTAAGTTCTGGTCAGATAACATTAGATGCAGTACCAACAACTTATGTAGAGATTGGTATCAACTATACACCTACTGTTAAGACTTTACCGGTAGAACTCAAATTACCTAGTGGTAACATCATGGCACAAAAGAAAAGAATAGTAGAGGCAACTGCTAATTTATATCTCTCGCAAAATCTTACATTAAATGGTAATGATTTATTATTCACAGCGGGAGATTTTTTTACAGGAAAGAAAAGAAAGAAACCAATGCTTGGATATGATAGAGATGGTCAGATGACATTTTCCCAATCTGAACCATTATTTTTTACATTATTGGGAATAGAATTTAAAGTGAGTGTAGGACAATGAACCCTTGGACAATAGTAGCAGTAGTAGCATCATTTGGTAAAGCATACGCAACCTATCAAGCTGGTCTAGCACAAAAGGCTTATTATGATAGTCAAGCTGATGTTGCTAAACTAAAATACAAATCAAAAGAAGTTGAGGCTAAAGAGGATGGTGTCAAGGTTTTAAAAGAAACAAACAAGTATTTATCAGAGTTGATTGCAAAAGGTGGATCAAGTGGGTTCATGCCTATGGAGGGATCTATGGAAGTTGCACAAATAGTATCACTCCGATCTGGATCTACTGATTTTTCAGTTACACAAATTAATCAAGAACTTGCAAATAATTTAGGATTAATAGAATTTTCAAATCTCAAAGCTGCTGGTAAAGCTGCAAAACAAGCTGGTATCATGGGTGCTATATTTGGATTAGGTACTGATATAGGAACTATTGGACAAGCTGGAGGATTTGAAGGCATGGATATTTTTAAAAAAGATCAAGGAGTTAAAGTAGGAGATGCACCATAATGGCAAAAAGAAAAGTTTTTGAAGGATTGAATGTAAAAGCCTATGGTTTTCCAACAATAGGATTTGAACAATTTAGAGTTCAATCAGAGGTACAAAGTAATTTAGATGCAAGAATAAATAATGTTTTAAAGTTTGCAGTTGGTAAAGTAGAAGAGCAATCAAAGATTGATGCTTATGAATATGCTGCATCTAATCCACTTACAATAAGTGAATACTTAAATGCAGATCCAAATGAAAGAAACAAACTATTACCTAAAGGTGGTAATACTTACACTAATACTTTACGAAATGCTCAAATAAACTTTCTTGCAACTGATGTACAAATAGCAGCGGGTAAAGCTATTACTAAACTAGAAGAGAAAGCAACTCTAAATGAAATGAGTACCGATGAGTTTGAACAAGAATTGAATAGTATTGTTAATGGTTATACTCAATCCTTTTTAGAAATAGATGCCGAGGGAGCTGTAACAGTAAAAGCAAAACTAGCTACAATGGCACACACATCTCTTAATAGTTATTCTGCAACTAATCTAAAAAAACTAAAAGCTATAAAAGATGCAACTATAACTGAATACGCAACTAACACAGTAAACAATATTGCAAAAACAATGATGGCTTATGGTAGTGAAATAAAAATTTATGATGATACAGATCCAGATAATCCAATATTAGAAAGAACAATAGATATAGATGAACACTTTAGAAAAGAAAAAGATAGAATAGCAGTTGAGCTGTTAGTCAAAGGATATAAAAAAATAGATGAGTGGTCAGCTGCATGGGATAAAGAAGTAATAAAACAAAAAGTAAATTATCTTACAACTTACTATGATAAGCCTGGAGAAGAGATCTCTGCTAGTGAGGCAGTAGAACTAGCTAAAGGTGCAAAGACAGGATTGTTCAATGGTAACAAAGACTACCAAAAAATATACAACTCTTTACCAGAAAAAGAACAAATAGAATTTAGAAAACAAGTTAGAGATTTTAGAGATAATATTATTACTGATATAGAAAAAGAAGAGAAAGCAAAAGAAGTTGATTATGCAACAATTATACAAAATCAAAAGATTGCATACTATGAGGCAAAACTAGATAACGATTATGAAACTGCAAAAAAAATAGTACAAGAAATAGGAAAGTATAGCAAAACCACTAAAGAAGAATTATTAATAGATTTAGAAAAAGAAGAGACCTCTGGTGGTTTTACAGATCCTAAAATGTTTCTTGCACTTGAAGAGGATCTTGTAGCTGGTAGATTAACTGATGCGGCTATAACAGCAGCATGGGATGCTAGAAAGATTACTTGGAAACAAAAGTCAGAGTTTACTTTAGCAAAAGAAAAAAGACAAACTGCAACTTTCAAAGCAGCTGATAGTATGCTTAAGAAAATGGTTGGTTATGAAGATACAAGAATTATTACAACTGATAAGACTAATGTTGCATTTGAAAAATATAGAAAAGCATCGGTAGAGCTGTATGATTATTATAGAGCAAACCCAGGTATAGCATCTAATGATTTGATTGCTTATGCAAAAACTCTAATACAAGATGATAGTATTGTTAAAGAAAGAACAGTACAAATCCAAAATAAATCAAAAGAAATATTTAATGTAGTAAATACTAATGAGGTTCTTAAAGTTGCAAGACTAATTAACGAAGAGAAATATGGTAGTGTAAGAAACATATTTGAATTTAAAAAACAATTTAGTGGTAGTGAAGGTTTTAAAGAATTAAAAATATTATTAGATAACATAAGAGCTATTCCTGTAAATGGAGAATTATTAATAGAGGATAGAATTGATTTTGGAACTGGTGCAAGAGATGTAGTTGTAACTAGACCAAAAGGTATGAATGATGATGAATTAGATATATTGATAACTAAAGTAGATGATATAATAAGTTTATTAGAAGAGGATGGTAGATAATGGGAACAAAGAACCTAGATGATGCATATTTAGAATATTACAAATATAAAAATAGTGATAGAGAGTATGTGCTAACTGTAAATGGTTACGAACCTCTTGAAAGAAACTTTATAGAGAATGTTGCATTTTATAGTAAAGACATAGGTAAAGGTGTAGTAAGAGGTAGTGCAAAACTATCCGAGGGTATTTTAAGTTTACTTACTGCTGCAAGTGAAAAGTTTATATTAGGACCAGAGGCTATGAAAAAACTAGATCCAGAGGGAGATGGTCTTGTTAAAGATCTAGGAGAGTTCTACAAAAACAATGTCTATTCTAAAATAGGAGAAACAGAAACTTTAGCTGGTGGATTTGCAGAGGGATTAAGTCAGTTCCTAGTTCCTGGTGTTGGATACTACAAATTATTCAATGGACTAATAAAAGCAAGAGGTGTGTTACCATTTATTACAAGAGCTCTATCAGCAGAGGCAGCAACAGTAGGTACAGCTCAAGTAGCTGGAGAAGGTAACTTTGTTTCTTTTCTCGCAGATGCATTCCAAATAGAAACTAAAGATGCAGAAACATTAACATCAAGATATTTAGAATATTTAAGAACACCCGAAGATGTAAGTGAAGGTGTAGATGCTGATAAGGTTCTTGCAGAAAAATGGAAAGCAATCCAAGGTGATATAGCTTTAGGACCGGTTGGTGAGGCTATGGGTCCTTTACTTACCAAGTTCTTTTCAACAGTTAAGAATATGAAAAAAGATACTATCAAACAAATAACAACAACTGGTGGAGCTACAGTAGCAGTTGGTAGTGGTGCAAAAGTTATAGAGAATGAAAATGTAGAACAAGAACCAAATGAGGAGAATAAATAATGTCTTTACCTAAAGATGATGACATAAACAAAACAATAACTGGTTCAGATATAAAACCACCTGATCTTGATTTTATAGATAAGAAAGAAGAGGTAACTGATATTGGTAAGAATGATGACATGCCAATGAAATCTAAAAATGAAGATGTCAATGCAGATGTTCAACCAGAAATATTAGAAGAGATAAAAGGTAAAACTCTTGATGAAAGAGAAGATGAAATATTAGTTGCTGCAAAGTTTCCATTTACGATAAAGAAAAAAGATACACTTAAGAATGAACCTTATGGAAAAGATAAGAAAGAAAGAATAGACAAACAAAAAGAGATTATAAACAAGATAGATGAAAACAAAGATCTTGAGATAGATCAAGGTAGTGGTCAAATAATTTTAAAAGAGTTTAGTGATGAAGAGGTAGGTAATGTTAATGATATACTTAAAAAGTTTGGTGTAGGTGAATTAAAAGAACAAAAGAAAAATCAATCTCTAAAAACTATATTCAAAGATTTAGATGTAGATGAAAATGGTATGTACAAACCAGGTTCTTTTGCAGATGTTGTCAATACAATATTTCAAGATCAATTAATAAAAGGTAAAGGTGGTGTTACTAAAGTTGATGATATATTAGCTCAAGCAGCAGAGTTAGGTAGAACTGATGTATATCTTAAAATATTAAGATCTAAACCTGGAGATAACTTACCACTAGATGTTTCAGTTAGAGCTATGATTGAGACTAAACTTTTATACATGCATCTTAAAAAGATAGCACAAAAGGCTCTTGATGAAGGATCAGCTAATAAACAAACGCAAGTAGAGTTTTATAAAGTCTTAACATTGTTTGGTCAGATGTATGCAAAGACAGCTGGAGATTTATCTGGTGCTGCAAAGAAAATGAGAATAACTCAAGAGATTACAAAGGTACAACCAGATCTAGGTGTATCGTTATCTGGTGTAGAAAATATAGCAAGATACCTAGAGGACAATATGAATGCAGATTTTTCAGAGGATGGTTTCAACAATCTTGCAAAACATTTTTTAATGTTAGATACACACCAAGCTACAAAGTTTGCTAAAGATGCTGTAAGTACAAAACTAGCAAATGGTTGGGTAGAGATATGGGTAAACTCAAGATTGATGTCTCCTATAACTCATATAGTTAATATCGTAGGTAATTTAGGATTTAACAGCTTAAGAGTTATGGAATATGGTATGGCAGCTGCTATTAACAAAGTACCTTTCTTTAGTAGTCCAGATGGTGTGATGTTTAATGAAGTTCTTGCTATGATTAGATCAACTAATTATGGTTTGAAACTTGGTATGGATAATGCTGCCGAAGGTTTTAAGAGTGGTGCAGCAATAACAAAATTAGATTTACCAAATAGAAAATCAATAACTAAAGATGTTTTACCGGAAAAATACAAGAACTCATATATGGGTACAATGTTAGAATACTTTGGTACAGCAGTAAGATTTCCCGGTAGAATGTTAGTTGCAGAGGATGAGTTCTTTAAAGGTGTACTATTTCAAATGGAATTAGAAAGACTTGCAACAAAAAGATTTAATAAAGCATTATCTGATGGTGCAACAAAAGAACAAGCAGAGGATTTATATTTAAGAACAATAGCTGATCCACCTACAAGTGTTAGGGATGAGGTATTACAATCTATGAAAGAAGGTACTTTCCAACAAGATCTACCACCAGGTTTCTTTAAAAACATACAAGGTTTTATGAATGAACCAGCAGTTAAATTATTTGTACCATTCTATAAAACTGTAACTAATATCTTTTTTGAAAGTTCTAAAAGAAATCCAATGTTAGCTGGTTTGATGCCATCAGTAAGAAGAGATCTTATGGGAGTAAATGGACCAGCAAAAAAACAACTTGCTATGGCTAAACTAATGAGTGGTGCAACTATCATGTATGGTATGTTCCAATATGCTTATGGAGCTAGCGATGGATCTGGTGATTATATTATTACAGGAAGAGCTCCAGGTAATAAAGCAGAGAGAGAGGCTTTCTTTAGAAATGGTTATCAACCATACTCAATAGGTATTAGACAAGATGATGGTAACTTTAAATTTTATACTTACTCAAGATTTGATCCTATATCATCTTTACTAGCAATCTCTGCCGATATAGCTTATGCAGCATCAAGACCAGATCAATATGGTAACTCAAACCACATAGATGAAATGATGGAACTAATGATGCATGGTGTAAGTGCTATCTTTCCTTACATGGGTGAACAACCATTCTTAACTGGTATAAGTGAGATAGGTAGAATATTTAACTCTCCAGGTTCGGATACTGATAATAAAATTATAAATGGTTTTGGACTTGCAATACAAAAAGTAACCGAGGGTACAGTAGGTATTGCACTAAATCCAACTGGTACTTTTGGTAATTATTTAGAAAGGATGCAAGATCCTAATATTTATGATTATAAAATAAATGATCAACAAGCAGAGTTTTGGAGAAATACATTTGATGGTGATATACCTTATCCAATCAGATCATTCTATGAGGCTTACAATAAAATATTAAAAGGTAGTCCATTCTTTAACCCAGAGTTAGAACCAAGATTAAATCTATGGGGTGAACAAATGAAAGGACCAGAACAAGGAGTATTTAGTCCAGTTAAGATATTAAATCAAAAAGGATACAAAAGAGTTGATGATTGGTTACAAACTTATGGACTTGGATTATCTATGCCTAGAAACAAAATAGATGGTATAGCTATGACATCGCAGCAATATAATGCACTTATAATGTTCATGAATGAAGATAATGATGGGGATGGTATAAGTGATATGTTGCAAGAAATGGATGCAGAGTTTGATAGTTTAGAGTGGGGTACTTTATCAAGAGGTAGTCAGTTAGGAGAGTTGAGAGCTGTGAAAACAAAATATTTTGAAATAGGTAAGAATAAGTTATATAGTCTATACCCAGAATTGAAAAATTCTGTAGATAATTTAAAAGAGAAAATAGACAAGACAGGGAAAAGATAGATGGCAAGTTTTAATATAAATGCTGTAGATAGAAGGATACAATATACATCTACTGGACAAACTGCATTTAATTTTAGTTTTCAAGTAAATGCATCATCCGAACTACAAGTATATATTGACGATGTTTTAAAAACAGAAACTACACATTATAGTGTATCTTTAAATGGTGATGGTACTGGAACTGTAACATTTGGATCGGCTACAACTGCTGGCGAACTTATAACTATTATTGGTGATCAACCACTATCAAGAACTACTGTATTTCAAACTGGTCAAGCAAACAATCCAGCTACACTAGAAACAGAATTTGACAATGTATTAATTAGACAACAACAACTAAAAGAGATTACAGACAGATCTATACAATTAAAAGTTACTACTCCAAGAACTGTAACTGGATCTGGTACCTCTGGTCCTTTAGAATTTCCATATAGTACAACAACTGCAAACTCTGGAAAAATAATTAGATATAACTCAGCTGGTACATCTTTAGAACTTGGACCAGATACTACATCTATTGATACATTAGCTGGATTATCAACTGAACTAACAACACTTTCTGGAATATCATCTGCTATATCTGGGGTTCATTCAAATGCTAGTAACATCAATAATCTTAATTCAAATATTGCAGCAGTTACAAATGTAAACTCAAACTTATCTGCAATAACTACAACAAATAGTAACATATCAACTATTGCAAATGTTAATAGTAATCTTACTCCAATAACAAATGTAAACAATGCTCTTACAAATATAAATCAAGTAGCAAATAATTTGTCATCTGTATCTAGTTTTGCAAATGTTTATTTAGGTGCATCATCATCAGCTCCAACGCAAGATCCAGATGGTAGTGCATTAGATGATGGAGATCTTTATTTTGATACGAGTACAAATACTTTGCGTGTCTATGCATCTGGTTCTGGGTGGCAATCTGCTGGTTCATCAATCAATGGTACATCTGCTAGATTTACATTTACAATATCTGGTACTCCTACGACTGTTACTGGAAATGATAATTATGGAAACACACTTGCTTATGATGCTGGGTTCGTAGATGTTTATTTGAATGGGGTGCGTATGGTAAATGGTTCAGATGTAACTGTTTCATCTGGAACATCTATTGTTTTTGCTCAAGCATTATCTAATGGAGATACAGTAGATGTTATTGCTTTTGGTACATTTAGTGTTGCTAATATAGCTGCCTCTGCAATTACATCTGGCACATTGGGTGCAGCAAGAGGTGGTACTGGTAAAACTACATCTGATTTATCTGGTCAAGCTGGAAAAGCATTAGTAGTTAATACAGCTCAAAATGGATTTGACCTGGCTAACACATCAAGTGCAGAGGTTTATGGATTTAATTTAGGATTTACTGCCTCAACTGTAAACTATACTGTTACTGTTGCATCTTATGGTGGAGGAAACAAATTTCATATTTTAGGAATACCACAAAATACTTTAGAACTTATGGAGGGTAACACTTATGTATTCTCTTATCCATCTGCTCATCCTTTTGCGTTATCAACTACATCAGATGGTTCGCATGGTGGTGGGTCCGAATATACAACTGGGGTTACTAGAGATAGCTCGGCTAATACATTGACTTATGTAGTGCCTACTGGAGCTCCTCAACTTTACTACTATTGCACAAATCACTCTGGTATGGGTGGAACTGCAAATACTCCAGCAGCAGTAAATAATACTGTACAAGTAACAACAACTAATGCTGGAGCTGATAATATAGATGCAGCTACATACGCAGCATTTGATGATGTAGTCTTTGCATCTACTGGATTTACTTTTAGTGTTAGTGATGGAAACTTAATAGCAACGATATAGTGTACTCTAAATGTTTATGTATAAAAATATAGAAAACAACATTAATAATAATAACAAATATAGGAGGCTGATTTGGCTACAGTAAACATAGGTAATTTAACTTTTACCCACCGAGGAGATTATGCTGGTGGAACTGCATACGCAAAAAATGATGTAGTATATTATGCTACAAATGGAAACGCATACATAGCAAAACAAGCTACAACTGGTAATGCTCCAACTAATGCAACTTACTGGTCACAGTTTGCTCAAGGTTCTGGTGGTATATGGAATGCTGGTTTATCTTTAGGTTCGGCTGGACAAGTAGTAAAAGTAAATAGTGGTGCAAATGCTTTAGAATTTGGTGATGTTGTTTCTAAAATTTTAGGAACATCATTTATATCATATGCCACAAGATTTACACCACCACAAAGTCCGAGTTCGGGTACTGGCTATGCTAATACAATTAATATTTTTCCAACAAATACTTTTCAATACACTAAAACTATTCAAAATAGTCACTTAATGGGTTGGTTAGTAGTAAGTGGAAAAGGGGGTGGTCAAACTCATCATAGTAGAGGAATAGTTAGTTTTTCAACTGATGGCTCAACTTTAGAATCCAAACAAAATGTTGGTACTGGTACAAGTGGTACTAATGATCCAAACCATACTACCTTTTTATTTAAGGTTGCAAACAATGTAGCGGCTGGAACAATAACTATTGACCCTAGATATGGTGGTAATGGCAATAGATGGTGGGATATCGTAAATCCAAATGGTACAGACCATTCAGAATACGATAATGCCTCAAATAGTCATATGTTTATTATGGAGGTAGCAAACTAATGAAATCAATTTTATCAGTATTAAATAGTTTTGACAATTTTGTTGGTGGTCTTATATGTCCAATAGAACCAACAAATGAAGCAGAATATCAAGAGTTAATTACCAATAAAGATAATTGGGTTAATCCAAACCAAGAACTTTGGAATGGAACACCTGCAACTTGGCAAGAAGTATTAGATAAAAAAGCTGAACTAGAAGCAGAAGAAACATCTAAAACAGATTTAAAAGCTAGTGCTAAAGCTAAACTTGTAGCTGGAGAAAAACTTACCGAAGAAGAAGCTAACGTACTTGTAGGAGTTTAATCCTATGACTAAAGCCAGAGATATTGCAGATTTTAGTGTTGATGTAGTTAATGACACAACACCTCAATTAGGTGGCAACCTAGATGGAAATGGAAACACTATAGATTTATCTGGTAATACAACTGCATTGTCATTACCAAGAGGTACAACTTCACAACAACCAACTCCCTCTAATGCTAATGAGGGTGCAATTAGATATGATACAGATGATGATGTTGTATATTATTCAACTGGTGTTAATTGGATTAAAATAGCTGCACAAGTTCCCTCATTATTAAGTGTTACTGGAGATCTTTATGTTGGCCAAGCATCTACATTAACATTATCTGGAACAAATTTTTTAGTATCTAATCTTGTTGTAAATTTTACACAAACCTCAGATAGTATAAATAGTAACGTAACTGTAACTCCAACATCTGAAACTGCTGCTACAGTAAGTGTTCCAGCAGCAGTCTATAATAATGTTACTGCTGGTAATGCTGTTACAATAAAAGTTACTAATAGTGATAATATACAATCTGGTGGTCAAAATATAACAGCATCAGCTTTACCCTCTGGTGGAACAATAACTAATTCTGGTAGTTATCGTATTCATACATTTAACTCATCAGGCACTTTTACTAATACTATTAGCAATCTTACTGTAGATTACCTTGTAATCGCTGGTGGTGCTGGTGGTTCTGCTTCATTTGGAGGAGGTGGAGGTGCTGGTGGTTACAGAACAACTGTAGGCACTTCTGGTGGTAATAGTTCTTCTGAAAGTACAATTACACTATCGGCTGCTGCACATACTATTACAGTAGGTGCTGGTGGTGCTGGTGGTACAACATCTGGCAGTCCAAGAGGTGGAAATGGAAACAACTCCTCTATAGGTTCTACTATTGTATCTACTGGTGGTGGTACTGGTGGTTCTTATCAAAGTTATACTACATATTCTCTTGGTATTGCTGGTGGTTCTGGTGGTGGTGGAGGCTCATCTGAAAACAGCACAACACACGCTGGTGGTGCTGGTACATCTGGACAAGGTACAAATGGTGGATTTGGTTATGGACAAAATGGTTATCTAGCTGGTGGAGGAGGAGGTGCTGGCCAAGCTGGTGGTAACGCATCAGCAAACTCTGCTGCTGGTAATGGTGGTAATGGTTTATCTAATAATATTACAGGCTCATCAGTAACAAGGGCTGGTGGTGGTGGTGGTGCTGCTTATAATGATAGTAATAGTACAACAGATGGTTCTGGTGGCTCTGGTGGCGGAGGTGCTGGTCTTTCAACTACTGGAACTTCAAATGGTTTTGCTGCAACAGTTAATACTGGAAGTGGAGGTGGAGGTGGTGCTTATCCATCTGGCCATGGTGGTAATGGTGGTTCTGGTGTTGTAATAATAAGGTATCAAATATAGGATAAAATTATGGCTCATTTTGCAAAAGTTAAAGATGGTAAAGTTATTAAAGTAATAGTAGCAGAACAAGAATTTATAGATAATTTAGTAGAAACAGAACCTGGTACATGGATACAAACATCATACAATACTAGAGGTGGTGTTCATTTATTAGGTGGTACACCTTTAAGAAAAAATTTTGCAGCAAAAGATTATGTATATGATGCAAAGGCAGATGCTTTTTATGAACCTCAACCTTATCCATCATGGACATTAAATAAATCTACTTATTTATGGGAGCCACCAACACCCCATCCTAACGATAATAAAAGATATAATTGGAATGAAGATAACCAATCTTGGGATGAGATAGAATAATGTCATGGCTAGAGTTACAAAAAAAGCAACAGTCCAGAGTGTAACTCTAAAACATATTAGTCAAAAGCTAGACCACATCCACAAAGATGTAGAACAAAATACCAAAGACATAGTGCAGCTCAAAGAACAAGTGGCCATGGGTAGAGGTGGCCTCAAAGTGATCTTCTATATCGGAGGAGTATTATCAATTATAATAGGAGC